GCACCGCAGCCAGATGAAGCACGGGAAGATCCAGTACCTGCCGCGCGTGGACTACGGCTGCAAATTCTACGACTACAAGCAGGAGCTTGAAAAGATGCTGGCCGAGCTTCACGCGAAGCGCGGCAACGGCATGGACATGGCGCAGTTCAGGGCGTGGCTGGGGACGGAGGACGGCCAAGCCCTGCTGCGCCGAATCAACGAGGAGGGGAGCATATGAAGACGCTGCTGACGGACAAGTACGACCTGATGGCCGGGACGGTGGACAAGATCACCAGGGTGCTTTTCGACGAGAAGCACGGCGACAGCGAAACCGTGGCGATGGTCCTGGCGATCATCGCGGAACATGAAATCCAGCAAGTTCTTCTCGACTACAAGGCGGCGCGGATGGAGCCGAATTTATGAGCGACTACCATGATTTCCTGAACACAAAAACACACTCAGCATTGAATCACGGGTTTGACCCCGTATGGATCCCTGATTTCCTATTTGATTTTCAGCAAAACATCGTAACTTGGGCCATCAGAAAGGGGAGGGCGGCAATATTTGCCGACTGCGGCATGGGCAAGACTCCGATTCAACTTGTATGGGCAGAAAATATGCTGCGGAAAGAAAACAAGGGTGTCTTGATTCTAACGCCACTGGCTGTGTCCCATCAAACAATCCGCGAGGGTGAAAAGTTTGGGATCGAATGCACACGTTCTGCCGACGGAAAACCAGGTAAAGGAATTACGGTAACGAATTACGAGCGACTCCACTACTTCAATCCTGAAGATTATATCGCTGTTATCTGCGACGAATCCAGTATCCTGAAAAACTTTTCCGGGGCGTATCGCAACGAAATCACCAACTTTATGAAGAAAATCAAATACCGCCTCTTATGCACCGCTACCGCAGCGCCAAATGACTACATAGAACTCGGCACGTCCTCAGAAGCGCTTGGGGCAATGGGCTATATGGATATGCTCAATTTCTTTTTCAAGAATGATCAAAACACGTCCGATACTAAACGCCATTGGGCATCTACGGGCGGAGGCGCGCCAAAATGGCGGTTCAAAAAGCATGCGGAGATCCCATTCTGGAAATGGGTGTGTTCATGGGCAAGGGCGGCAAGACGTCCTTCGGACCTGGGATATGACGACCGTGATTTTATTCTCCCGCCATTGAATGAGAATGAAACCGTTGTCAAATGTTCCCGCCCTTTGAATGGCAAGTTATTCGCCGAACCTGCCTTTGGATTGTATGAGCAGAGGCAGGAACGCAGGGCAACCATTGCAGAACGATGCGAAGCCGTAGCGGAAAAAATCAAAAACAATTCAATCGCGGTTGTTTGGTGCCACCTGAATGACGAAGGCGACATCCTTGAAAAGATCATTCCTGGATCGGTCCAAGTGAAGGGAAGTATGAGCGATGATCGAAAAGAGGAGGCGCTTTACTCGTTTTCAAGGGGTGAAATCGAAACGTTAATCACGAAACCGAAGATCAGTTGTTTCGGCCTGAACTGGCAACACTGCTCTCATATGACATTTTTCCCGTCGCATAGTTATGAGCAGTATTACCAGGCGGTGAGGCGATGCTGGAGGTTTGGTCAAAAGAATCCCGTATTAGTGGATATTGTCACTACAGAAGGGGAGCTTAATGTCCTGAAAAACCTCCAGCGAAAGGCGGAGGCCGCAGATGTCATGTTTTCGGCGTTAGTAACATACATGAACGATGCGGAACACATTAAAGAAACCCGAATACAGAAAAAAATGGAGGTGCCAACGTGGATGTCATGAATCAGACGATAGCCGATTCATACGCGCTTTATCATGGTGATTGCATTGATGTAATGAAGGGACTGAAAGATAACTCCATCCATCTGTCGGTATATTCGCCGCCGTTCGCTAGTTTATATAATTATAGCTCATCTGAACGGGATTTAAGTAATTGCAAGGATTACGATGAATTTTTCACACATTATGAATTTGTGGTGAAGGAGATTGAACGGCTGACCATGCCCGGCCGCATAACCTGTGTTCACTGTATGGACGTGCCGACCGGAAACAGCGGCGTCGACAATCTCATGGACTTTCCGGGCGACATCATCCGACTACATAGAAGGCTTGGGTTCAATTACATCGCCCGCTATCACGTTTGGAAAGAACCACTCGGCGTCCGCAATCGGACAATGGCCAAGAATCTCGCCCATAAAACCATCGTCGAAGATTCGTCACGGTGTTCTGTGGCAAGTGCTGATTATCTCCTATGTTTCCGCAAAATAGGCGAAAATAAAATCCCAATAAAACACCCGCACGGCTTATCTGGCTATGCCGGAGAGCGGCAAATTCCACACGAATTATTGCCGTGGAAAAACTGGACCGGGAATCAGATTGAGAACAGATATTCGCATTGGATATGGCGTCAATACGCCTCTGCTTTTTGGGATGATGTGAGAATAAGCAGAGTTCTTCCGTTCAAGGAATCACGGGACCAGGAAGATGAAAAACACGTTCATCCGCTTCAATTAGACGTGATTGAGCGTTGCGTTGTTCTGTGGTCCAACCCTGGCGAAATCGTATTGACTCCATTCATGGGTGTCGGATCCGAGGTCTATGGGGCGGTCATAAACGGACGCCGAGGGATCGGGATTGAATTGAAGGAAAGCTATTATCGTCAATCAGTCAAGAACATGGAGTCCATTGGTTCGACAGTGGAGAATGCCGACCTTTTTGAAATGGCATTAAGCGGGTGAAATAATGAAATCATGCCGCAACTGCGATCATGCCTATCTGCGGACGGAAAAGACGGCCGCATGGAATTATGAGGCGTGTGCGCTTGGTTGCGCCCCGATGATGCCGTATCTCGATGGTCTGTGCGATCTTTATACGCCGATGAATGCGGAGAAAAAGGCGGTTTTCCTGAACGTCCATCCGCGATTGATCTTTCTGGATGCGATCGATTTGCAGGAAAGACAATGAACCAGCTCACCCTATCGAAAGGGCGTAAGGAGGCTCTTTATGACCATGCACGGCCCTCAATATCTTGAGGAGAGGAGGAAGGGGATCGGCGGCAGCGACATCGCGGCAATCCTCGGTCTGTCGCCGTGGAAAACGGCATACCAAGTTTATCAGGAAAAGCGAAAGGAGGTGGACGACTGGAAGGGAAACGAAGCAACAGACTGGGGTAAACGCCTGGAGCCTGTTCTGCGCCAATGGTATTCAGACACAACAGGCCGCGTGGTGCGGATGCCCGAAAAGATCATCTGTCACGGCAAGTATCCCTACATGCTGGCGTCCCTCGACGGCTTCACGGACGACAAGCGGATAGTCGAGATCAAGACGGCCAGGCACGGCAAGGGCTGGGGTCAGCCAGGAACAAACGAGATCCCGGACTATTACGCGCTGCAATGCCAGCACTATATGGTGGTCACCGGCTATGAGGTGACAGATGTCCCGGTGTCAATTGGCGGCGGCAGTCCGAAACTTTACGAAGTCCCGGCGGACCGGGATGTGCAGAATATGATCTTGGAGGCGGCGGCCGAGTTCTGGCGCCGCGTCGAGAATGGAGACCCGCCGGAGCCGACGTCTTACGCGGACGTGGTGTCCCGGTACGGCGCAAGCCGGGGCGCGGGCGCGGTCTATGCGGATGAAGCGGACATCGCAAACGTGGCGTCGCTGCGCGATGTGCGGCAGCGGATCGCCGAGCTGGAGGCCTTCGAGGACGACCTGAAAGCCGGGTTGATCAAGAAGATCGGCGATTCGCATGATGTCATGGTAGACGCCGACGGCAGGGCGCTGGTCACTTACAAGCTCGGCCGTCCGGCGTCCCGCTTCGACAGCAAGACGTTTGAAAAGGAGCATCCGGAACTTTACAAATCATATCTTAAAACATCGGAGGCGCAGCGGCGCTTCCTTTTGAAGTGAAGGGAGAAAACATCATGTTCAAGAGTTTGGTTGTTGACAGGAAAGACAGCCGAGGAACCCTGAATAGAACAGGGAGAGAGTGCAAAAATTCACTTGGATATGCCCGGTATAAACACAAGGGCGGCAAACAGGGGGATCAGGTATCTTTTTTAATAGGCCATATCCTGATGAAAAAGGCTCGTCTCATAATCGGAGACAGGATGGATGTCCTTTATGATGAAGAGTCAAAACTTGGTCTTCTTAAACGCGTTACCGGAGAAAATATCGGCAATAAAATATCCAATGCTCAATCGAAGAGTTATGGGAAACTTCATGTGGCGGCTAGTCTGGGACCATTTCCGGTTGTTGATGGGATCGTCAATCTTGAAAATGTTACTGTTGACGACCAAGGCATATTGTTTGCTTGGCCTGAAGAATCTAAAAAGTGAGAAGGGAGAAAACATCATGGATCAGAATATACTGGAAAACGCGCCGGTCGCGACGAGACCGCAGACGCAGGCGCTTGTGGACGTGGAGCAGCAGAGGGCGACGGCCGAGGTCC